ATATAATTTGATGAAAGGATTTAACTTAATATGATTACAAAAAATGATTGTTTATCAATATTAATTAAGCTAGATGAAGGCGGAGTTGATAATGTTAATCAGTATGTTCGAAAATTATTAGCAGCACGTGAAATTCCAATTGAAGTCTTAAAATTTATTTCAGATAATCGTGGACTAGATGTTAGTAATTTTTATGAGTTGCTGAGAAAAAATCATAATCAAAAAAAATCTCCATTATATACTAATATTTTAAAAGAAATAGATGACCCACAAGAAGTAGTAACTACACTATCTTGCTTATTAACACAAATATTATTATATGGAAAAAAATTAGAAAATAAAACTCAATTTTTTAACGCCGTTAGAGCTGAAGAACTTACCAGAGTACTTAATAATTATTTCAAAACTGGACTATATGAAGAATGTTTAGCTTTAATTAAATTATTAAAATCAGATCTACTTGTGCTTGAGTATATTGCAGGTCGCCGTGAATTAAATATTAACAACTAAAAATAAAAAACCTGGTTATCCAGGTTTTTTATTTTATATTTATATCTTATAATAAATATTAAGCGATATTATTAGCTAAATTAATTGATTAATAACTTGTACTATAACATAAGCATATTTTATAGTACTTTATTAAAATAGTATAAAATATTTAATTATTAATTTAATTTTTAGCTAAATTAATTAGATTTATTAAAAAATAATTGAGGAGGTTGCTAAGAAATGGACCTTAAGAATAAAAGAATTCTAGAAACACTGCAAATGCAGCCATTATCTGAAGAAGAAAAAGCTTCTCGTCATATTCTTGGTAGACTTTATGGACCTATTGCGACCTGTAAAGAAAAAACAAGAAATGGCCGTGGTTATAATAAAGAACTTTGGGAAAGAGCCCTTAGTGATGAAATCTTCAAAGAAAAGCTTGCTACAAAAAGTTTATTCTTAGAGTTAGGCCACCCAGCTGACAGAGAAGAAACAGACATGACTTGTGTTTGTGCTTGTATCCCAGAAATGCCAAAAATTGTTAATGACGATTTATATGCTTATGTTGATATCTTAGACACGCCAAATGGCCGTTTATTAAAAACACTTTGTGACTATGGTTTTGTTCCTGGTATCTCTTCAAGAGGCTCAGGTGATATCATGGAAAATGATGAAGTCGACCCAGAAACATTTTTCTTAGAGACTTGGGATATCGTCCAATTACCTGCTGTAAAAAAAGCAAGATTACAAATGACTGAATCATTAAGTAATAAAAAATCATTAAAAGCAGTACTACAAGAAAGCTATAATTCTGCTAATGATAAGGATAAAAAAATTATGAAGGAAAGCTTAGAAAACTTAGACATTAAATTAGATGAAGCTGAGGATGAAATTCCTGTCGAAGACCCAGAGGCTCCAATTGAAAATACTTTAGTCGAAGCTGAAGAACCAGTTGAAGAAGTTACAGCTGAAGAAACTGAAGCTCCCGCTGAGGAAGAAGCACCTGCAGAAGATGTTGAAGTTTCTGTTGAAGTTGCTCCTGAGGCACTTACAGTTGGTGATTTCGTTGATGAATTACAAGATTATGATAAAGAATTATCATTAGAATGGAAACCAATCGTAATTGATGGAAAAGAGTATCCAATTGAAGCTGTTGCATTTGATAGCAGCGAAGATGGAAAAGTTATTGCAGAGGTTAGTTATACTCTTCCAGAAGAAGAGATTACTATAAATGATGAAGATGCAGTTGCTGAAGAGCCTGCAGAAGAAGAGCAAGAAGCTACTACAGATGAAGCCGATGATATCGGAGAGGATGAAGTAATTGAATGCTTAAAAGAAGCAGTTCGTCAGAAAGACTTACTTGATAATGAAGTCAAAGACCTTAAAAATCAAAAAGCAGTTAGCGATGCCAAGGTGAATGAATTAAATGAGGCTCTTAAAAAATATAAAAATGGCTTCATAAGAGTTAGTGAACTTGCCTCTAAATCAACCAGTTTTGAAAGAGCAAATAAAGCACTTACAGAACAACTAAATCTCAAAAATGCACAAATTAAAGATTTAGAAACAAAATTAGACAATCACAAACAACTAACAGAAGGTATTGATGCTGAAAAGCTTAAAGTAAAGCAGTTATCTAACAAAGTAATTAATTTACAGAATGAACTAAAAGAAACTGAAAAAACATTAACTGAAGAACTTGAAGCAAGCAAAAAGAAAGCGACATACAGAACAGAACTTGCAAAATCTTATAAAGCAAAATATGATGCTGTTGTCGAAAGATACATTGCTAATAAAGCAAAAATGCTTGGTGTTAGAACAACTGACATTACTAGCAAACTTAACGAAAATTATTCATTAGATGATATCGATAACGTTTGCAAAGATCTTCTTACTGAAGGTCGCCCTCAATTCGGTTTAGTTGGTGGTAATCCAAGAATAAGAGTCAATGAAGCAGTCAATAAGCCTGAAAAGAAACTAATTGACCCAGACAATGGCTATGAAATTGATGATGACTTACTAATCTTAGCTGGATTGAAAGATTAAGCTGACAACTTACTGTCAAATATAAATATAGGAGAATAAAATGAGTAGACAAAATTTACTTGAGACCTATGGTCGTCAATTAAAGGTTGCAGAAGCCTATGTTGCCAAGAATTTTGATGGCAAACAAATTTCTGGAAATACTAAACTTACTACTGCTGTCTTATTAGACAACACAAACAGATGGATGACTGAATCCATGAACACCCAAGCCACTGAAAGAGCTGACTTAGGTGATTGGAAGAAATTCTGCTTAAACTTAACAAATATTGCTGTTCCTTCCTTAATCGCTAACGACCTCGTTATCGTTCACCCTATGACTTCTTACAGCGGTTCTGTTGCTTACTTAGAATATGTTTCTAAGACTGATAAGGGTGATGTTAAGAAGGGCGATGTCTTCAACGGTGTCTTCGGTCTTGGAGATATGAATGAAGCTCGTCAAAACTTTAGTGCACAAGTTATTATTGAAACTGTTGGTTCCGATGGTAAAGTTGTGCTTACCCCTATGGCTACTGGCAAGTTCGAAGGTGGCAAAGATGCTAAAGTCGTAAAGCCTAATGGTGATGTTGAATATATCACTGCTGAACAATTAAAGGCTGGTGTTGAAGCTGGTGCTAAAGTTGCATACTTCTCTGAAGAGTTCCAGATGGAACATGTACCTGCTCAAGACATTCCTACCATCGGTCCTAGAATGAAGAGAATTCCTCTTGTTGCTGAACCTAGACGTATTGCTGTTAGATATGACCAAATCACTGCTTTCCAAGCAAAGACCGATTATGGTTTCTCACTCGATAAACAAATCGCTGAACAAGCTTGTGGTGAATTAGCTTATGAAATTGATACTGAAATCGTCGAAATGTTAAAAGAAGCTGCATTTAAGCAACCTGAATTATTAGAATGGTCTAAGACTCTTCCTGTTGGTGTTAGCAAATTTGAGCACTACAATGGTTTCCTTGAAGTCATTGAACAAGCCAAAGCTATCATCTACAACAGAACAAAGAAATTCCATCCTAACTACATGGTCATCGCTGCTGATGTCCTTCCTGTCTTAAGATTTGTCAACGGCTTCACTGCTGTCAAGAATGCTAAGATGAATGGTCCTTACAAGGTTGGCGAATTAGACGGACTTAATGTCTATGTCTCCCCTGCTCTCAAGTCTGGCGAATTCTTCCTTGGTTTAAACGGTTCTGATATGATGAGCTCTGCTGGTGTATATGCACCTTACATGGCTATCGTTCCTACTCAGTTACTTGGCACTCCAGATGGAGGACTTGCCCAGGGCTTCAGTACTTGGTACGCAAAAGCCTTGCTCAACGAAAACTTACTTGTTGCTGGTAAGATCGTTGGTGGTGAACCTTTCGGTGGCACTACTTACGGTGTTGTCAACGGCTAATTTAGTTAAATAACTAAATAAATAACTAAAATTTAAAGGGCTCTCTTCGGAGAGCCATTTTTTGTGTAAAAACTATTTACAAAATTGTAAAAATACTGTATAATATAATAGAGGTAAAAAATATGAGAACAGTATTTGAAATTAATAACTACAAAGAAGCTTGCAAATTCTTACAAAAGAAATATGATAAGTTAGGCTTTGTTAGAAAAGACTATTATCACGTTGATCCAAAAGACGGTCATTTAATTAAAACAAGTGGCGTTGGTCATGGTAAAGAAGGCCTTCAATACCATCATATCTGTGAAGATATTGTACCAAGTTTAAGCGATAAGAATGTTGCTGCTAGTAATGATTTAGAATATCAAAAAGCAGAAAATATGTGTTATTGTAATCTATTAGAACATGCTTGGTTACATATTTTAATTACTGAAAATAATACTGAAGCCTCTGATAATGCGGAAGAAACCATTACTGGTCAAGGCGGTGTCAAGTGGATGATTTTAGCCTTAAATAGTATTATGTGTAATGCGAATACAAGTTATTATTCTTCTATTGATGAAGATGGTCGTGGTTGTAATTATAATGCAAATAATGTTATTACTAAGAATAAAGATGCTTATAATAAAATTATTAATAGATATTGCACATCTGCTTTTATTAGACAAAGACTTGGTAAATCTTCTAAAGAATTAGCTGAAGACTTATGTTTAGTTACAAAGAGAGATATTGCTGATGTTAAAAAGATTATTGAAAATATTATGAAAGTTGGTAATGACACATATCTTTTTGACTGGAATGTTAATGCTTATGCTGATTTAGAAAATTATTTAAGAACAAATAGAACAGCATTAGTTTGGATTTGCACTGGCGGTGGCAAGACAACTACTGGTTTAGAATATTTAAGAGTCCATGAATGTAATGCTTTAGTTCTTTGCCCAAGCAATACTGTTAAAGATAGTTGGTTGGCAAATAAGAACTGCGAAGTCATGAATTATCAAACCTTTATGAATATTTATAGAACACTTGACTATTCTAAATACGGTGTTATTATTTGTGATGAAGTTCATCATACTGATGCACCACGTTGGGGTGAGGGCTTACAATATATCTTAGACAATACTAACTTAAAAGTTATTGGTTTAACTGCAACTCCAAGTGAAGAACAATTAAATGGAACTGATAAATACTTTGGTGGCAGATTATGTAATGGTTTAGACTTAGCACAAGGTATTGAAGAAGGAAACATTTGGTCATTTGGTTATATTCAATCTATTTATAAGATGGAAGATGCTAAACCGGATTTTGAAAAATATGGTGAAGCTGGAACAGAACTTTGGGGCAGACTTAATTTAGAATTAAATAAAACTCCAGTCATTAGTGTTTTAAAGAAACATATGCCATGTGGTCAAAGAAAAATTATTGTTTTCTGCTCTAGCATTGAGGATATTCAATATGCTAAAGATACAATGAAAGAGTATCAAGCTGATTTAGACATTAGAGATATTACAAGTAAAAAAGATAAAAAATATATTAATGAAACTAAAGACTGGTTCAATAAAACAACTGATCACAATGTTTGTTTAGTTACTGTTGGCATGGTCAATGAAGGTGCTCACTATGAAGGTGTCAATACATTAGTTATGTTTAGAAGAACTAAATCATCAACTTTATATCTTCAACAATTAGGCAGAGTGGTTGTTACAACTAAAAAGCCAAACCCAAATGGTATTGTATT